CCGAGCAAAAGAGCGTTCCAAGCCGTATGCTGAAGTAGACATGTTAGTTGCGAGTAAGCAAATGTCTAATGATGACTTTACAGCTTTACGTGCTGAAGCTCGCCAGGCTGAAGAAGACCTAAAGTTTCTCAGGGAAGAAGCTGACCAATTCTACGGATATGTAAAACAGCAGCAGTCAAAGCAATTGCAGGAGCAAGCTAAAGACTGCGTAAAAGTCCTCCAGCAAGAAATACCTGACTGGAGTAATGCTCTTTACAACGACATCCGTACCTATGCTGTTTCACAAGGACTGCCTGAAGACCAGGTTAATCAATACGCAGACCCCAACGTCATTATGTTACTTAATAAGGCTCGTATGTTTGACCAGACTACTAAGGTGGCAACTGTGAAAAAAGCTAAGGCAGCTAAGAAGGTTTTACGAAGCAAGAAAGCGCCTCCAAATAATTCTGAACTGAAACGCCAAACTCAGCAGAAGAAGTTGGACCAGCTCAGAGCAAATAGCGGTGACCTGGACAATATTGCAGATGTGATTATGTCTAACTGGGATTGATGCCTATGTTTTTTAATCCTAATTCCATAAGGAAATAATTATGTCAGTATTACAGTCATATGCAACTGTGGGCCTTGCTGAAGACGTTAGTTCAGTAATTGCCAACGTGTCGCCTATATAACTTGGGCCGCTATAGAGTAATCTATAGTAGTAACTAGGTGAACTGCTGGAAAATCGTAGTAGCGTGGTAGCTGCCGACAATCAGCATCCAAGCCTCTGTTCTGGAGGAAGGTTCAACGACTATCCCGAAAGGGAGTACACTCAAGTGAGTGGAAGCGCCTAGCCCCTCTTTAATATAGAGAGGGTGAAGATATAGTCTGACCTGTATGGAAACATGCAGCGGTCCCTACAAGGGACGGGACAGGAATTAACGAGCCTGTCTGAACATAAGTGACATCAACACCATTTCAGTCACTCATCAAGAGTGAGAAAGTAAACGCACGTACCTTTGAGTGGTTAGAAGACTCAATTCGCAGTGCAGGCGTTAATGCATTAGTAGAAGGTGCAGACGCATCTACCACCGCAATCGCCCAGCCCACCTCTCGCAGCAATGTTACCCAGATTATCGGTGAAGCATTTAAAGTTGCTGCTACAGTTGACGCTGTGAAGACTCACGGTCGTGCGAAAGAAACTGCGTTAAAAATGGCATGCGCAGCCTAAATCATGTGAATTCAGGGAAAGCCTAAGTCTATCTAGATATGGTAATCCTGAGCCGAGCCCTAGTTCTTAGGGAAGGTGCAACGACTATCCTTTATGGAGTACACCCAAGTGGGTGGAAGCGCATGGCCCTGTTGTAAGACAGGTGATGATATAGTCTCATCTAGTGTGAAAGCATTAGCAGTCTTTAAGGATAAAGACGGTTCAAGAGTAACGACCTTGAGCGAAGATTGGCGAATGATGCCCTCGCCAAGACACTAAAAGCCATCAAGCTTGACGTAGAAAAAGCTATGGTTGGTGTCGACCAGGCAGCAGTTGCTGGCGGTGCTTCAACAGCCCGTAAAATGGCTTCTGTGTCTCAGCAGATTTCTACATCTGTTGACGCAGGTTCCAATTCAACTGATGCACTCACTGAAGCTAAGCTACTTGATTTGCACCAGACTTGTTATGAGAACGGCTCTGAGCCATCAATCCTCATGATTAAGCCTGCCGATGCAACTATCGTGGCTAACTTTGCTACCGCTGCTAACCGTGAGCGTGACTTTGGTTCTTCTAAGACCCTGGTCAATGCAATCGAAGTGCTGGTAACGCCTTAACTAAAGGGCCGCCTTGGAGTAATCCAGGGTAGTAACTAGGAGAATTGTCTGGGAACCCCTAACGTGTGACGACGAGGGCAATCAGCAGCCGAGCCTCATCTTATGAGGAAGGTTCAACGACTAGAGCGAAAGCTCGTAGGACCAAGCGGTCCGAAGCACCTAGCCCCTCCCAAGCGGAGGGTGAAGATATAGTCTGGTCTGCATTGAAAAATGTAGCGGTCCCCAAGGGGGGACGGGGTAGGAACTAGCGCACCTACTTGAACACATACGTTTGGTGAAGTACGCACCGTTATCAACCGAAACCAGCTGAGCACCCATGCTTTCCTCATCGACCCATCGATGTTTAAGCAGGCTACTCTGCGCCCGTTCACTCGCACTTTGCTAGCTAAGAACGGCGATGCCGACACTCACTTTGTTGTGGGCGAGGTGTCTGTCAAGCACAGCAACTTCAGCGACAGCGGAATGATTACTGGATTGTCTTAATCTAGTAGTCGACTAATTGCCTGCTCAGCAGCCGTCTAGTTGCTGGGTAGGTAGTCCAACTGTGGGTGGAGTTGCGGAATGAAGGTTTCCGCTCTCCTTACTTTGTTCCGTGGCTTCACTCGCACTTTATCTAAGGAGACCCCATGTCTAATCAAGACACTCAAATGCACACTGTGCAAAGCAATATTCTGCAAGACAATGACCACCAGAATTTCAATATCAAACAGACTCAGCATGTACCTCAGTCTTTTATAGATGACATCAGGAAGCAGCGAGAGAACTCATTAGGCCTAGCTGAAGGTGAATATATGAGTGTTGCTAGGGTCCCTGTCCTGGTCCACGAAAAGTGGCTAAGGGAAGGATTCGACATGATGAAAGAGCCAGCTTACGCCATTGTCGCCAGGTTAAAACAAGAGAACCTGGATGCATTCTTAACAACTAAGAAACAGGTATAACCTATGAACTATGGAAGTATCCGTACCCACTTTAAAGCACTGCTAAATCGCAGCGATATAACTGACGCTCTTGCAGATACTTTCATCGACCAGGGTATCGCAAGAATACAGCGGTCACTTAGAGTGCCATCGATGGAGAAGCAGTATAACTACAGTATAGTCGCGGCAACTACTGCAATCACATTGCCTAATGATTTCTTGGAATCTATTTCTCTTTATTACGATGGTCACCAGCTGACCAAAGTAACACTGCAAGCAATACTTGAGAGACAAAAGACAGGCGAGCAGGGTCAGCCGCATTACTTCTGTCGCCAGGGGGGTAGCTACCTGCTCAGTCCTGCGCCATCTACTGGCACGGTAACCCTTGATTACTATTCTCAGTTTCCTGCAATGACTTCTGATACCGACACCAACTTTTTAACTCTAGCGGCCAGTGACCTAATCATCTATGCCGCACTCACCTATGCAGCTGACTATTACATCGACGAAAGGTCACCTGTATTTGAAGGTAAGTTCACTCAGTTTATGGCTGAGATTCAGGAGCAAAGCAATGACGCTGAGTTGTCTGGAAATATGCAATCTATAAGCCCCGCCTATCAATTATAAACTGGAGCAACAATGGCTACTTCTTCTTTTTACTCTAGTACTGGACCTAACGCAGAGGACGCAACCGCACTAGAAGGCTACAAGACACAGGCGGCTGCCTCAGCTGATGCCGCAGCAACTTCAGCCACCGATGCCGCATCCTCAGCGTCATCAATAAGTGGCGCAGTATCGTCTGCTCAGAATGCTCAAGCAGCCTCTGAGGCAGCTAGGGATGCCAGCGTAGTTGCAAAGAATGCAGCGGCTACCTCAGCAACTACAGCATCTAATGCAATCGCCACCACGGCTGCTTCAGCAAGTACAGCGAGTACTAAAGCAACTGAGGCGGCTGCATCAGCGACCACTGCCACTACTAAAGCATCTGAAGCATCTACGTCTGCTACAAGTGCTGCAACTACCTTGAGTCAAATTACGACACTAACAGTAGCTACTGGTGTCGCAGGAAGTAGTGCATCATACAATAGCTCAACAGGTGTACTTACTGTGCCCCGTGGTGACACAGGTGAAGATGGTTTTGTCGGGAGTAATGGAGCCACTGGACCTCAAGGTCCCCAAGGAATACAAGGTCCTACAGGGCCGCAGGGCGCAACAGGAGCAACAGGAGCAACAGGTGCCTCTGGTGTAGACGCAACAAACACGACTGAGTTTTATCTAAATCAATTTACTGGAAATGGCTCTACTACTGCTTTTACTCTTTCAAATAGTCCTGCTGAAAACCTGACTAATGTCTTTGTTTCTGGTGTTTACCAAAGTAAGTCAAATTACGCAGTGTCTGGCACCACGCTGACATTTTCTACTGCGCCACCCAGCGGTTCTGCTATAGAAATTATGGTGGCCAAGTCTGTTCCTATTGCAGTAAGTGTTTTAGTAGATGACTCAGTGACTACTGCAAAAATTGCCGACGATGCAGTCACAAGCGATAAGTTATCTAACGCACTGTCTACAAAGATAGCTGGCATTGCAGACAACGCAAATAACTATACGCTTCCTTTTACTGACAACTCATCTAACTGGAATACAGCGTATGGTTGGGGAGACCACGGTGCCGCAGGGTATCTAACAAGCCACCAATCTTTGTCAGCGTATGCTCCCTTAGCAAGCCCTACATTTACTGGCACAGTTAATGCTGCTGGACTAACAGTAGATACCAACACCCTCTACGTTAACTCAACAAACAATCGCGTGGGCATAGGGACTAGTTCGCCAGTAGCTACCCTTAATCTAGAGTACTCAGATGCTACTGGAGGTAATGGCGGTCTTGTTGTAAAGAACACTAGCACAGGTACTTCTGCTAATTTTGCAGGACTGTCTTGTCAGGCTGTAAACAACACTGTGCAAGGTTTCTTATATTCAGCAGACTACAATTCGTGGGGTGTTGGTACATTTTTAGGAACAGGCACAAATCACCCCCTGCATTTCATGGTTAATAACACAGTACGCGCTAGGCTGACAAGCGATGGCAACCTGTTGGTGGGTAAGACGAGTGCGGCAACAAATGTTGAGGGTGGCGAGTTAAGGGAAAACGGTCAAGTTATAGCAGTAGCAACAAATGTAAACCCGTTCTTTGGTGCTAGACTAGGCTCAGACGGAGACCTTGCAGTGTTCCGCAAAGACACCACAACCGTAGGTAGTATTGGTACTTACGTAAATTTGCCTTACATAGGTAAAGCTGATGTAAACTTGATGTTTGACCCTACTGGGCCTCACATTATACCAAGAGGAACTAATGGCGGTGCTAGGGATGCTGCTATAAATCTAGGTTCATCAACAAACCGCTTCAAAGACCTCTACCTATCAGGCGGTGCTTACTTAGGCGGCACAGGTTCTGCTAACAAGTTGGATGACTATGAGGAAGGTACTTGGAATCCCTCTTCAGACGTTAGCGTGACAGAAAACAGTGTAGCTAAATATGTCAAAGTTGGTAACCATGTAATAGTCACCTTTGATTTTACTTTTGCCGCTAGTAGTAGTGGTACTACAGCTAAAATTAAAAACTTACCTTTTTCTTGTACGCAATATAATTCAGGAGTTGTTGGATGGACTAATATAGGACATGGACTTGTCCTTCACTGTCACGGTTCATTGGCAAACTTCTATAAAACTAATGATGGCTCTGCGCGTTCATACGCACAAATGACAGGTTATCGTGCTATTGGCACAATTTCATACATAGCTACTTAAACCCCATACGCCTAGTGGATTCTAGGCACAGACAGGAGCAATACAATGGCTTTAGAAA